TCGTGAAATAACGCAATTTTTGATTAAATCCTTAACTGCGTTAAGAACCTCTTTTTCATCCTGTGTCTCAAGTGCCAATAAAAGTACCTTTTCCTCTTTTACAAGAAATGGACGATATTTGACGGTTTTCCCTGTGGATGGTAATTCAAGCTCAAATGTGGGATAACCTACCTTTGGTAATGCCATAAAAATAACTTCAAGTCGTATATTTATATATAGCGACTTTTTCAGGCAAAAATATGCCGAGTAAATTTTTCGGGTTTTATGGAATCAAAAAGTGAATTTTGACACACTATATTACAGGATAGTATCTTATTCTATTATAATAGGGTATTTCTCCAGGCTTTAGATGTCCACCTTCTTGCATGAATTTATCATGATCATAATCTTCCAATTGTTGTTTTACTACTGCTGGTGGAGTCCATCTTTCTCTATTAATACCTGCTACTGGATCCCATCCTTGACCCTTAGCACCTTCCATTGGATCATATCCACCGTTAACATTACCATATCTAACAGTATGCCTTGAATAATAAAAACTGACATTAACCCTTGCTATCTGAGATGTTCCATAAGATAAAGGAACAGCATCAATAGAATATGGATAAAAATTCTCTAAAAGATAAGTTATAGGAGCTCTTTCATTAGATTTATTACGTCCAGTCTCTGATTTTATGATCCTACATGTACAAGTATAATCATCCATGAACTGCATTCTATTAGCACGAGTCTCAGGTTCTGGTCTTAATGCTCCTCTAGCCGTTTCCATTGTTCCATCATATCCTCCCATTTTTTCACTATAAATGAAATCATACCAAGCAGTGAAAAATTTTAATGCTGTTACATTAGCATCAAGTAAGAATCCTAGTCCAACATCAGTAAATATCCTAGTGTGTGGATAAGAAACACTACCCTCACCCAAATATCTACCATTTACTTGTCCTACAGCAGATTGAACATTAGGTAGTTGTGCTTCATCACAAAACATCTCAACAACATCTTTATTAAATGATGAATAAAAAGTTTTAGCAAATGGTCTATCTGGTGTTTTAAAATCAAATTGAACATCAAAACCAGTAGTAAGGGACATTCCTCCCCTAGTACTGATCTTCTCCATAAAGTCATTAAGCTTTGTAACTGTTGCCACTCTAAATATAAATGTTGGATTCTATATTATATATGGCATATAAAGGACTTTACAAACCAGTAAATCCCAAGAAATACCGTGGGAATCCAACTAAAGTGATTTATAGATCACTCTGGGAACGTAAATTTATGGTCTATTGTGACCACACTCCATCAATAATTGAGTGGGGAAGTGAAACTGTAATAATACCTTACCGTTCACCTATAGACAAGCGTTTCCATAGGTACTATCCTGATTTTTACATAAAAGTTCTTAACAAAAATGGATCATTTGATAAGTACATAGTAGAAATCAAACCCAAAAAACAAACTAAACCCCCATATGGTAAGGATAAAAGAACCAAAGCCTATAAGAACGCTGTTTTAACATTCGCTAAGAATTCTGCAAAGTGGAATGCTGCGGAAAACTACTGTGACGATAGGCATATGAAATTTTTAATACTCACAGAGGATCACTTAGCGGTATGAAACAATGGCAGCAGGATTTAAAGACATCCAAGCCCCAGAGCTTAAGGATGATGCAGGTTATGAAACTATATTTGAAAAAGTAAAAGCAGAAGCAGGTGGAGAAACAAAAAATTACCTGTGGTATAGAAATGCAGTTAGAAAATATGCATTAAAAATTAATGATAACCCAGAAAGATTAATAAGAGATGAAATACAAGATCGGATGGGTGCAGAAGAACAAGAAGATGAGAATCAAATAAGAAGATGGGCTGTCTCAGGACACATGTATCTCTTTGAATACAAAGCAAAAACTGCTAAGAAACTACCATACTATGATACATTTCCGCTTGTTTATGTAATTAAAGCAACTAGGCATGAGTTCTGGGGATTGAACCTACATTACTTGACACCAAAGAGAAGAGCATGGGTTGTAAAGAGGTTATTTGAAGGAAGAATTGATGCACCACGGAAATGCTTCCATAAATACTTAACTAGTTATGTTGACGGTTACTTTCTTGATCTAGCTGCCGTTGAATGGGCTACTGCTATTCTATTACCAATAGAAAACTTTGTCCACACAACCAAGACCCAACGTGGATTACAATCCTATCCAAAAGAAGTTGTTTGGGATGAAATCAATGAAGATTTTTATAATAAGATCAAACAAAAAAGAATCATCCGTGGTTATGGTAAAGCACAGGATAAAACTATGGTAGAAAAATAATATGGATAATTTAGGACTAGACCCATTTAAAGATCCATATGGGCGAAAGAAAGAAGTCAAAGCTGCCTATATTGATGATCCAAACACTCTTGATGGTGCAAGACCTGATACTAACACACTAAGGTATCCTAACGACACATACCTTGGTGAGGATACTGATTATGTTTTCTTTCAATTTGGTAAATACAATCCACCTTTCGGTAAACAATACGCAAAGGATGTTATGGGTGGAAATAGTAAATTCCAAGATGGTACAGGTGGTACAAAGAAAAAGATGAAGTATACTCAAGAACAACAGTATGCACCTAGTACCTATGATTTATACCAAGACTCAACAGACTTAGAAATCAAAGGACCATCAATTATATTACCTATGCCACAGGACTTAGGTAATGAATTTGCACAAACATGGCAAGGTAAACAGTTCAGTGGAGTAGGAAGAGCAGCAATAGCATCTTTAGCTGGAGCAAACATGAACTTCGCTAACAAGAAAATAAAAAATGCTAGTGGTAACTGGAAATCTTTCCAGACTGCACTAACTAAATCTGGATTGAACAACCTTCCTGGAGTTGGTGGTAACTTAGAATTCAATGATATATCTGGTTCTACAAGAGGAATCGTTATGAATCCTAACACAGAACTTTTATATGATTCACCAGAGTTAAGAGAAATTGGAATGACATGGAAGTTAGTACCAAAGAATATAAAAGAAGCAAGAATAGTCAAATCAATAGTCAATGCATTTAGAGATGCATCACTACCATCATACGGAGATAAGGATAATCCCATGCCAGATTGGGGTAGAGCAGAAGGTGAAGGTGGCAGGGGTCTACGTAATGGTTATAACGACCCTGATAAATCAGACACTTACGTATTATCAGGAGAAAACTTTGTCCATGTTCCTTGGTTATGTAAGTTCACTTTTATGAATGGAAACGAAACACACTATCATGTTGCTCAGTTTAAACCATGTGCAATAAGTAAAGTACGTGTTAGTTATACTCCCGATGGAATGTATTCTACATACAGTGATGGATCTCCTGTTGCGACAGAATTATCATTAAACTTTATAGAAAGCAAACTTATATTCAAAGGAGAGGTTGCCAAAGGATACTAATGTACTTTACCACACTACCAGACATACAATACGATACTAAACCTATCAGTTATCCATTCTCAGAATCTGATTATACTATTGCAAAGAATTTCTTTCGTAGGTATCAGATAAACAAAGATGTGTTTGGATATGCTACCTACTATAAAAAATATGCTGTCAATGAAGGTGTTAAAATTGAAACTATTGCAGCAGATTACTATGGAGATCCATCATATGATTGGATTATTATCCTAACCAATAACTATATCAATCCACAGTTCTCATTCCCATTAGATAACTGGACTCTAAAAAAAGTAGTAGAAGATAGGTACGGTGTAGATGAAGCTTATGGTATACACCACTATGAAACAAAAGAAGTTAAATCAGGTGATACTCTTGATGGTCTTGATATAATAGCATTAGAAGGTGGACTGACAGTAGACAAAAACTTCTACGATTCTACATTTACATACTGGAATGGTACTGAATCAATAACTGTTCCTGGTAACACAGTATCAGAAGCAATTAGTAATTGGGATCATGAGATAAGAGAGAACGAAAAGAAGAGAGAAATATATCTATTAAAGAAACCATTGAAAGCTAAATTCGTCAACGAATTTAAAACAAATACATTGTATGGAAGGTCATCAGATTTTATTAGTAAGAGATTAAAATCTACTGGATCTTAGTGCGACTTTTTGACACAAAAAAACCCCCGAAAATTTTTCGGGAGTTTATGTAATTGACTTTTCAATTTTGCTGTGTAGCATGTAGTACCACATGTCCTTCATAAACAGGAGGCTCTTTGTGATGGTTACAATCACAAATGATCTGATCAATCTTAGCTTCAAGATTGTGTAGATGTTCTAGTATATGATCAATTCTAGGATCAGGTGCAGATGTCATGTTATCTACATGAAAGTCAACTGCTCCTGCATAAGGATCAACGGTGTATGTATCTGCTGCTGTTCCAGTTGTAATAACTACGTCCTGATTTGGATCAGTACCCTCTGGATATAAACCAGCAGGTGTAGTATAAGTTACGTCTGTGCCTGGTACTACTGAGTCTGGAAGTCCAGCACCAGTATCAGGTGGTTGAATGTTTGAATCTGTCATTGTATACCTTTAGTTGTAATATTTAGTAGTCGTTTTCTTTACTCTCAATGTACTCTTTGTTCTGCCTACAGATACCATGTACATCTAACTCTTGATGTAAGTGAGCAGAGGTGTGAAGACCCTCTATCAGTAATA